TGCTTTTGCATGGGTCTTCTTAAGAATTTGAGCCTTAGCAGAAGTATCAGACCTTTCTGGACCAACGTTATACTTCTTACGAAGTTCATCACCTCTACTCATTGGTTTTGCTGGTTCTTCTTTCTTTTTGCCACCAAGAAGTCTTTTTACTGCAGAACGTAAACCTTCATCTAAAGATTGATACTCCTCATACATATCATTCCAGGTAAGATCAGAGCAATCATATCCTTCAGTAATAAGGAAATCAATATACTCTTCAACTTCTTCATTCTTAGTACACTCACAAGGATCTTTACCACACTTCTCACACTTACCTTTCTTACCCATGGACTTGGCGATTGCCTTACGTCTCTTGGAAAGATACTTATCAGAAGAATCCTCGTCACCATCATTATCGATGTCTCCATCTTCCTGACCAACGGGATCAAGTTTCTTCTCATAGATGGCCTGGTAGATATCACCAATATCTTTTCTAACAGTACCTTCACTCATTCTACTGGAGACTTTATTGGCAGCATCACCAACTTTCTTCGCTGCTTTACCAATCATCCCTTTGATACCAGACTTGATACCAGCCTTGGCATCTTTAGCTCTACGTACAGTCACTGCAGATGCATTACTTGCACTTTGCTTCAATCTGTTTGCCTTATCCGTTGCAGATTGCTTTGCACTTCTATATGCACCGTAAGATTTAACTGCACCCTTTGCAGCCTTCTCCTTTACCTTACCCATGGCACCTTTCAGTGAAGACTTCACTGCGGACATTTTCTTTGCCCTAGGGGATTCAGTATCACTACCGTAAGTTACTCTTGCTTCGATAAGAACTTCTTCAAATATTGCTTCACACTGTTCTACACTATAACCTTCTTCGAAAAGTTCTTCAAGAACTTCTTCAGCAATATCATCCAACTCAGTTTGGCTGATCAAGGAGAAGTCCATCTCACTGATTTCATCCTTATGAGAGTAAAACTCTTCTTTAGCTTCTTTGTTATGAACAGCGGAATACGCTTCCATAAAGTTACGCATTGATGAAGACATCTGATTAATCATTACTTTCTATATCTTTATTTATATTCTCTAGATATTCTCGTTCATTTGAATACACAGAAGAGGGGTCGAGATAAATCTCAACACCCTCTTGGATACTTGGTATCAACCATTCATGTACTGGTAGACATGCTTCCCAGTTTACAGGTTGAATACAATTCATAACAACTACAGACCAGAATGCTGCTGTGTAATTTAAAAGTGTAGTCACTGGTCCCACACTAATTGTTTTGCCATGGTGTCTCTCAACTTATTAATACGCTTCTCATCAAAGTGTGCGAAGTTAGGATACTTCTCCACCTTCTTATAATAATGAAGTGCATTGAGGATGATAGTATAGTCCTCCATTGAGAGTTCAAACTTCACAGATCAACTCCTACAGAAGAACCACCAACGACTCTAGTGTATAGGTGTAGTGTGCCTTCCTGTTCACACTTTAGATGCCAACGTGTCATAGTAATTACATTCTCTCTATCAGCTCCAGTGAGCATTTTACGTCCAGCTTTGGTCATACTGGAGAACATACCGTAACGTGTTGTCCAGACATAAAATACATCATCAATTAGTTCTGCACCTTCTGGCACAAAAACTTCAACTTCAGGATTTGTGATTGTGTTCATATTCAATAACGTATTTTTTGTGTGTTGTAGTCTTATCGCTTACACTGTAATGACTAAGTTTACCATCAAGAATCTTTGTTACATTATCCAGTTGAGTTTGTACTATGACATCCTTAACTTCTGGAGTGATACTGTCTCGCACTTGTGGTTTGTTGAACTCATTCATTTGAATCATACTCTCGTTTTGTCTTAAAGTAAAGTTTATAGTAGGGTTTTTTCATTTTATCTAGGGTATTCATGTCATCCTCAAATCCCATGTATTTACAGAGTTGATATGATCCCTCTAACTCACTAATCAATCTTAGTATGTTTGCAGGATGTCTTTCAAGCCCACCAAAGTCATACTTCGAAGTCATACAAACATTCCCTGTTCATTCATATACTGAAGTGCTTCTTTCATACTACCAATGTGATGATAACCGATTGCAACCTGAGGATATGTTGCATTTGTTCCAAACTCTGCCTCAAATGCCTTATCATCAAAGTCAACACCTAAAACATATTCATGAAAGTCATCACCAAGAGATTTAAGAAGAGATATCATTCTCTCACACTCTTGACTACCGTTGCTGTAAATTACTGCTTGCATTTTAGTCACGTTGCCTCCCACTATCAGTCCCTTGTTCTCCAATCCTCTGGTTTATCTCTCTTAAACCAATCTACAATCTCATCAGCAGATCCAAATCCTGTCTTATGATTTGTTGGATCAGGGTCTCCTAACCCCATATTGTTTAAGAAGTCATCCATACTACCTTCCTCAATGTCTTGTGAAGATTGTCTTCGTGCCTTTTTTAACATTTCATGGGCAGATGTATTTGCCTTTGCTAATTTATTTGCCCAAATCATATCGGACAACTTTACTTCTTCTCCAGAAGCAATACATTTACAAATAAATTCTAACCGAAGACGGTAGTTTGTAGACAGCATATAATATTCTCTCTTTGTAATATTTATTCTGTATCTAGTGTGTTAGTCTTTTTATTAAATCCAAATGGACCCGCAGACTCTTCTTCTAGTGCTACCTTTAGTGCAACAGCTCCGATTGCTTCCATACATTTAAGAACTTCTTCCGTCTTAGCACCTTCACCAAGTTCTTTGGCGACGTACCAATACTTAGGCCAAAATGTTTGACCTGCCAATTCATAATCTTCAAGTGTTAGTAGTTTCATAGTTTTGATAATACTTCTTTGTAAATGTTTTCTGCGATGGCCTTCATCATTAGTGGAGGAACCATTCTACCAACCCTTTCAGATTGTTGTGAATGAGTACCAGTCAAAATAAAATCATCAGGAAGTGATTGAAGTCTTTTGAGTTCTTGAATTGTAAAACTTCTATCCTCATTCCAGTGAATCAATCCACCACTAGCAGTAAGTGTTGGTGCTGCTTTGAAAAATGATGCCCTCTTGGTATTAAAACAATGACCTTTCTCATGGTAGTCCATGCCAGATAGAATCTTTTTAGGATTCTTTGGCATCTTCTTAACCACACTTTGATAGACACTACTGTTCAACATGTGTTCAGTCAGTCTATTTACATCGTCTGGGTCATTCTCTACACCTTCAATAATATCGGAGATGACAGTTTCTTTAACTGAAGTGGGAGGGAACAATGTAGATACAGTAAGAACATTTAGACCAATCTTATCGGCAATATCATTACGAACTGCAATAAAGATCAGTCGTTCTCTACCTTGACCAACACCATGAAAAGATGCCCTCATTACTTTTGATGTAACAAGATAACCAATCTCCTCAAATGCATTAGTAATCTTAGCATAATAAGTCTTTGCTTCACCAATTGTCAACCCCTTGACATTCTCAGCAACAATAACCTTGGGTTGGATTGATTTGGCAACACGGATATATTCAAAGAATAAATCTTCGATGTTCTCAACCTTCTTACCATCAGAGTAGTTCTTGGTCTTACCCCAACCATCAGAGTGTTTAGACCCTTCTCCACGGCACATAGACCCTGCTACGGAGAATGCTGAACAGGGTGGTGACCCATCAAGAATGTCTAGTTCACCAGGTTTCAGACCAGTGATTTTGAGGAAGTCACCACCAACCAATTCCTTAATGTCATTAGGAACAATGTGAGTTGATGGATAGTTTGCAGAATAAGTCCTTCGTGCTTCCTCTACAAACTCATTGATACACAGGATTTTACCACCTGCAAGACGGTATCCTGTAGAGGAACCACCTCCACCAGCAAAGGTAGAGATGACAGTGAACTTTGATTGTGCCTCACCGTCGTAAACATCTTGTAACTTATATGGTAGTTTCATGTGAATGTATTCTTATACTGTGTAGTGTAATATGTTTTTGGGGTTTCAACAACATCTTCATATAAAGACTTGATACCCATCCCATCTTGAAATGCAACCTTCTTCCTATCAATAATATCATCGGGTAGTTGATCTCTGAATGCTTCCTGAAGGATTGCTTTAGGTCTTGACTTACCATCCCAGACAATATCTTGACTTAGACCAAGTGCAGTCTCAACTAATTGAGTGTTTAGGAAAGGTAATCGACACTCAATACCATACTTCATAAAAATCTTATTACATCTTGTAAAATTTTTACGATGTTGTGATCCGAATAAACCAATACGATAGTCAGTCCAACCCTTGTCTTTGATACCGTGATAACTCATA